ATTAATAATATTATACCACACCATTCGGCAAAAGTACACTGGTAATATAAAGCGTGTAATTTTTTGTGTCTACATAGCCAAATGTATAGTTTATCTATCATCGCTCAAGAATAACGTATTCGCCAAAGTGTTTATCAAAAGTAGAGACTAAATGTTCATAGTTTCCTGCTTTCATTTCATTGATGATACTATCTCCATCTAATTCAAGCTGTCGTGCAAATTTCTTCGCATAACCCATTAGACAAAATGCATTGCCTTCTGGACCTGTAAGATCAATTATAGGAGTGTGTGTAAGTTGTTTTTCTCGTATCATATTACCACCATGAATCATAATAAACTTCGCGACCTGCATCAATCTCATCTCTCGCTTTAGCAAGAAATTCATGAGCAGATTCTAATTGATAATCTTCAATCTCTTGTTCTCCAAAAAAGAATCCAGATGTTGGTTGTAAATTTTCATTGATGAGATCAAGATCTAATCGTATCAGATCGTCTTCTGTTAAGCGTACAGGTACACAATTAAAAGATTCTTTGTCTCCGCCTTTTTCGCGATACAATTTTTCCATCCAACCGTGCAAAGCATTAAACTTACGCCAATAAGCAATTTCTTTATGCTCACCACCATCGTTGTCGGTTTTACATTCAAAATCTCCAATTGCATCTTCTTTGCGCACAGAGAACGCGTACATATCTAAACCCATTTTAAAGCTCCTCAACAGTTATACGATACGATTTACCATTTCTATCAATCACAGACATAGTTTTTTTAGTTGATAAAAATTCGCCTTTTTCGCCAAGATCCCAATTCACTTTACCAACTGAGTCTACGAATGTACCATATTCATATGCATCTTTTTTCAAAGAATCATGAATGACTTTCGCCATATAATCACAATAAGCTAACATTAATCATACTCCTTTTTTCCACCAAATTCTTCATTATAATTGAAACCAGCGAGATAGTCTTCTATCTCTTTTTTACTCATGTCGACTAGATCAATCCTAGTAGTCATATGTGTGTCACCAACATAATAATGAGGATTGATGCCACGACTGTACCAACTATCAGCGGATCCGCGATCGAATGGACCACCGTGACGAGTGTTGTATTCAACACCTTTATATGTTTTCATATTAAGCTCCATAAGCGATTGCGTCATTATCTGCACACATCTCTGCATATTCCATTGGATCTGTATAACGATCGTTTAGTTCGTTATAGTCAAGACGTGGTTCTTTACACGAAATCTTGCCATCATACTCAAGTTGAGACTTCTCAAACCATGACATATAGTCATCGCTTTCGAGTGACCAATCAAGAATATATTCGCGAACATACTCGTTATTTTTCTCAACTTCAGCCATTTCGACCACTGCTGCATAATCGATGTTAAGTGGTACATTGTCAATCATGTACTCTGAACCACCTTTCATCTTCCAATATTGCGGACATTCACCTTCACCGTCCCAATCGTGTGCACCGTAGTTTTCCATAAACTGTGTTCTAATAACGAGTATCATATAATTTGTCCTTTTTTCATTGTATAGGAATATTATACCACGTTTCTCGCTGTTTGTACATAGGGCCCCTGGCCTTGCAAGTCGTTGATTTTATTAGCTTTTTAAATATATTTTTAGGGGCCCTAAATCCTGGGTGCGTTAGGGGGCCGGGGGTGTCACCCGCGCTGTTTTACTTTAGGAAAAAATCTGAGATTAACCACGACGCATCTTAGAGATCTCAATAGCTTCTTCAGCGCTAAAGATAGGTACTGCATTAGATTTGTGTAGTGTGCCGATACCGATCATTGCTGTGCCGGTGTAGACTTTGCCTTGAACGGGTTTGGTACAAGAACCAACACCGCTATTAAGCGATGGATAGCGAGGTGTCTCGCGTACGTATGCCTTAGTAGACTGCATAAGCTTAACAGACTTTGGTACTGGTTTGGTTTCGTATTTTTTGAGCATCGCTTGCCAAGATTCAGCTAAAGCTCGTTGTTTAGCGTTAGGCTTGCGTTTTTTACTTTTGATTGCTGGAGCGTGTATAATCATAGTTAATATTATACCATGAAAATAACTCGTTGTACATAGGCGCTAAGACTTTTTTATCCAGTTAGGATCCCACATATCTTTATTCTTATCGTCTTTATACCAATCTTCTTTTTCCCATGAATTAAATTTGTCTGTTATTTCTTTAGGGAGAAGTTGTTCTTTCTTTTTAGAAGATTTATCAATATGATCTATTAATTTTTCTCCGCCTTTCACAACGATGGTGATAGGATTGATATAATCCGCTGCAGTTGAAATATCAGCCACATACATGGCACTTACCATAGCAAATTCAACTATCATGCGCAGTCACTAAGAGAATCTATCCATCTGCGAGTGCAAGCTTTATCATCATCTTTGCACGGTATTTCTGGTTGTATTTCTTCTTTTACTTCTTCTATTTGTTTTATTTCTTTTTTATCTTCCATAATGTATCTCCTTTTGGGTTTGTAAAAATAACGGGAGGTTTTGTGAACCTCCCGAGATATTCGATCACCGCCTTTACTAATTGACTAAATTAACTCTTTTTTCTTCTGTGTATTGTTGAACATGTGAATCTATCTGTGCTTTTTTTATTTTAAGCCTACCAGCAATATCGCTTCGCCCTCGTTTTCGCATTTTTTGTATAAAATGTCCGAGCTCTCTCGAATCGCGTTTTAATTTTTCTAAATTGGAAAAAAACATGCATATCTCCGTGAAGTTGAAAGGTTAAAAATCACATGATATAAAAGTTAATTAGTCTATCGTTCTCCTAAAGCAAAAAAGGCCTAGATCTGTCGGGAATCTAGGCCTTACGGGTTGATGGGGTGCGTGCAAGCATATACTATATTTATTTAATAATGAGTCCTGGAAATGCTTCTTGAACTAATTTTTTAGTGACACCTTTATATACGCCATCAAGTGTTTTATCTTTCATATGGCATATAAGCGGAATCTCTTTTGAATCTATTCTGTATAATATATCTATAAACATTTTCTCTCTACGGACTCTGTTAACTTGATCTCCAGGACCACCTTTAACAAAGTATCTAAACTTTTTGGTCTCTGACAATAAACGAGTCTTGTCATAATTTTTCTTTTCATCTTCATTGATAGGAGGAACTCCTTTTGGAAGAGTGAATTCGATAGTGTCGTCAAAAGCTCCTTTAAGGATATCACGAAGTTCTAAACAATTGAAATGTTTTAACAGTTCAAGTTTTTCTTTGCGTGCTTCCGCCTTAGCGACAGCTTCTAACATTTCGGTGACAAGTAATTTTTTGGCCATATTTAAAATTCGCTTATAGATTCTACTAACATTTTACAACGCTTCTTAATAAGATAATCTAACATTCTTGCACGAGGTGCTGGTGTTTGGTTATCATATGAATACTTGATTGAGTCTACATAATCCTTTGGAATCATGTCAAGATCAATCAATGTTTTATTCCTTTGATAATTTCTATACGTCTCATCATCCATTGCTGATTTGATATCTTCAGCTTTTTCTAACCACGCATCAATCTTTTTCTGAGTGAGAGGAGTTTGTCGTAAACCATCCACAAAGGTAGTATCAGCAGATAGGACATTAGGAATACCATCACCGCTATCGCCACGAAGAACATGCTCAAATAAGTATAAGTTGGGGTTGGTATCTGTAACCATTTTCTTCTGGACTGGTGAGAACTGTTTAACATTTTTATATTTCTGTAATTGAATAAAATCTTTATCAGATGATATGATCATTACTGGTTCATTTTTACCAAATTCTTGTGTCTCTTTAACCAGAGTTCCTATAACGTCATCAGCTTCTATGTGTTCTAAATGAATAACTTTATATGGAAAGTTTTCTTTAATCTCTTCGCGTATCTGATTCAAGTATTCATAGAATAAATTCCAATCTAAACCGCTATCCTCACGAGCTTTCTTACGATGAGCCTTATACTGAGGAAAATAACCTTTACGCCAAGATTTTCCACCATCGCATGCAATAACTATATCACCGTATTCTTTCTTAAACTTATGCGAATACATTCTAATACTATTAAGAATCATGTGTCTTAGAAAGTCTTCATTAAGTTCAGCATTAGGCTGAGCATAGAAAGATGCGATGGAAATTTGCGAATAATCAATAATAATCATAATCTATATTATACCACAGTTTTTGCCTGCTGTAAACCCTTTATGTGAGCTCTATGAACTTTAACCATTATCCAATCATTGTAGTATTGGTCGCTAGTTAATACTCCGCGAGTAAACTGTTCATGTGCTTCTAAATAATTACATTCGCCCTTTCCTGCACATAGGTGAAGGATCTCTCGCTTATAATTATCTGCGCCGTTCTTTTCAAGTTCTTCAAGTAATAGTTTATTGGAACCAAAATAGGTTTTCCAATCTGATTCTACTTTAAGCCGCTTTTTCTTACCTTTAACTTGTTTAGTTCTGCTAGACCAAAATAGTTTCTTACCTACATACTGTTTATTTGTTTTTAAATCAGTAATTACGTAAACGAAACCATATACTTCTTTATGCGTCTGCTCGCCTAATTCGTAAGGCTTACCATTGTAAATCCATGTCATCATCGAAACCATCACCTTTCAAGAGGTTAACATCATCTTCTAATTCCTCTTGTATATATGATGATCCACAGAATGGACAATATTGTGGTTCTTCTATGACTGAATCATAGTCATATTTTATGGTAGCTTCAGCGCCACATTCTAAACACTCGTGTATTTTTTCTGTCATAATTTTATCTGAGATGTAATTTCTTGAATGGATATCCACTCTTTTAGTTTATTTAATCCACCAATCAATGTACTTTCTTCATAGATTTGTGGTACTGATCTAAGACCTTGAGTTGCTAAGAAATTCCTAGCATCTGCGTCGTCTTCTATATTTATGGCTTCATAACTAATTCCTTTTGAATCTAACAAAGCTTTTGCTTGATCACAATAAGGGCAAACTGTTCTTGTATAAATTTTCATTACAGCGATAAACCTTTCAATGAGTCTGCGGTAGCATCTTGTTTAACACCACCAGTTATATATGATGTGATCTCAGTTTCTTGAGGTGCAACTTGTACGTTACCTCCTGAAATCCATTTCTCTGTCCAAGGGAGTGGATTTGATTGTGAAACTGTGTATGGACAATGGTATCCTAATGTACGCATACGACGACAACCAATCCACTCGACGTAATCGGCTAATAATTTTTCATTCAAACCAATCATCGAGCCATCTTTAAATAAATGCTTAGACCATTCTTTTTCTTGTTCTATTGCAGATACAAACATATCGTTAATTTCTTTTTCAGTTTCTTGGCGAATACGTTCGATATCTTTATCATCTTTAATAAGATGTTTAATAATGCTAGTGCTTGCTGCTAAATGCACATTCTCATCGCGTGCAATAAACTTAATAATCTTGGCATTGCCTTCCATTTTTTTAAGTTCAGCGAATGCCCAAGAACATGCAAATGAAACATAAAAACGAATACCTTCAAGTATGTATACACTCAACAAACAAAGGAATAATTTTTTCTTTAATTCATAGAGATCTACGTTAATAGTTTCACCGTTAATTGTATGAATTCCAACACCAAGCATTTCATAGTAACGCGAAGCTGTAATGAAGTCATCGTAATACTTAGAAATATCTTCAGCGCAATCTAAAATAGGTTGTATAGTTTTAATTTCGTCAAATACTTTAGAAGGATTTGCGTAGATGTTCCTAATTATATGTGTGTAAGAACGTGAGTGAATCGTCTCGAAAAATGCCCATGTTTCAACCATTACTTCTAATTCTGGTACTGAAGCCATAGGTAAAAATGCCAGATTCGGTGATCTACCTTGTACAGAATCTAATAAAATTTGGCGTTTTAAATTTGATGTAAAGATGTGTTGTTCAAAATCATTTAAATCATGGAAATCTTTACGATCACTAGATAGATCTACTTCTTCAGGTCTCCAAAAGAAACCTAGTTGTTTATCTGTAATCTTCTCAAACTGTGGGTATCTAACTGTATCATATCTTGCTATATCTACTGACTCTCCAAAAAACATAGGAGATTCGAGGTGACTCGTTGTTTTTAATTTAAATACTGATGACATTTACCATTTTCCTAAAGGACAATTAGATGTGGGTGCTATAATCTTAAATAAAATTACGCACCCGCATGCTTTACAACGTTCTATTTTTAATAGATCTGTTTTCTTAGGACACTTAGAACAGATCTCGTATCTTTTTGTAGCTAGTTCTTTTATATTTTGCATGAATCACAGTCGTCTTCACCATCAACGGGTTCAGCGAGCTGTGCTTCTATTGCTTTGAATTCTTTTTCATGAAGTTCACCAGCACCGTCATAGGTGTTGAAATAATATAGTTGTTTACCACCATACTTATAAAACATAACCAAGTGTTTAATCATATCAGCCATCGAGACTTTATGATCTTCATAATTTTCTGGGTTATATGATGTATTAACAGAAATACCCATGTCAATATACTTTTGGAGTATTGCACAAATCTTTAAATAACCTTCAGGAGATTTCTGATCCCATAGTAAGTCATATTGATTTTTTAATTTATAAAAACCTGGAACGACTTGAGCCATTACACCATTTTTAGATTGTTTAAACGAAACTAAAGCACGTGGTGGTTCGATACCATTTGTTGAGTTACTAATTTGAGCTGAAGTTTCTGCAGGCATTAATGCCATCAGTGTTGAGTTACGAATACCATGTGTGCGTAGATCGTTTCGCAATGTTTTCCAATCTAATCTTTCACTATGTGGTACTAACTCATCTACTTCTTTCTTATATGTATCATTCGGAGTTTTTCCAAGTGAATACTTAGTCTCATGATTTTTAGGACATGCACCTTTTTCTTTAGCTAAATCATTAGAAGCTTTAATCAAATAATATGACCATGCTTCTGCATATTCGTCTATCGTTGTGAGGGCTGCATCGTTGTATTTAAGTCCTCGTTTTGCCAAGAAGTACGCGAGGTTGATGATGCCGACACCAAGAGGACGGCGATCTTTGGTTGATCTCTCTGCTGCCAAGACTGGGTATTGTTGATAGTCGAGGAGGTTGTCGAGAGCTCTGACTGCAAGCTCGCAATATTTTTCAAATTCTTTTGGTTCGTTGATGAGTCCCCAATTGATGGCCGACAAAGTGCACAGACTGATTTCTCCATTTGTATCCTCCGATGATGTTAAAGGTTTAGTAGGTAAATCGATTTCGCAACATAGATTGGACATCTTTATAGGTGCCAATTCTGGTAAGAATGCGCCATGACTATTAGCATGGTCAACGTTCATTAAATAAATTCTTCCAGTGTCTTTACGTTCTGTCATGAACTGTGTAAAAACTTCCATAGCTGAAAGCACTTTTTTGCGGATACCTTCTTTTTGTTCGTAATGAACATATAACTCTTTAAATTTGTCCTGATCTGCATAGAATGCTTCATATAAATCAGGAACTTCATCAGGTGAAAACAATGTAATATTACCACTAGTTAATAGACGTTCATACATCGTCTTATTAAACTGGAAACAATAATCCATATGGCGAACTCGAGTTTCTTCTGTACCTTTATTGTTTTTTAATACAATTAGGTTCTCGAATTCAAGATGCCATATCGGAAGATATATGGTTGCAGCTCCACCACGTACACCACCTTGTGAACATGATTTTACTGCTGCTTGAAAATATTTTAAGAAAGGGATAAGCCCCGTGTGAATAACGGAACCATCACCAATACGACTGCCAATAGCACGAATACTACCAGCGCCGATCCCAATGCCAGCCTTTTTAGAAATGTATCTGACAACTGAAGTTGCCGTCGAATTGATCGAGTCCAAAGAATCACCAGACTCAATAAGCACACAGCTTGAAAACTGACGAGTAGGTGTACGAACTCCAGCCATGATTGGGGTAGGTAAGCTAATATAAAATTGAGAAATTGCATCGTAATACTCCTTAACATACTTCATGCGCGTATCTTTAGGATAGCTCATGAATAAGTTCATTGAGATTAACATATACAATATTTGAGGCGTTTCATATGGAATTCGGGTAATGCGATCTTGTACTAAATACTTACCGCGGAATTGTTCCATTCCTACATATGTAAAATCGTTATCTCTGTCGTGCTTAATGTATTTGTCTAATTGATCGAATTCAGATTCGCTATATTCAATAAGAACTTGAGCATCATACATTCCACGATTAACGTTTTCTTGTACGATCTTGATTAAAGACCAAGGTTCATATTGATTGTATACTTGTTTACGCAACTTGTAATTTACAAGTCGTGCAGCTACTGATTGATAATTTGGGGTGTGTTCACTGATAAGTTCAGCAGCAGAAATAATTAATAATTCATGGATATCTGATGTTGCCATACCATCGCTAATTTGAATATTTGCTTTTAATTCAATCTCGCTAATGGAAATACCATTAATACCTTCTGTTGCCCATTCTAAAACTTTATGGATTTTATTTACATCGAATGGTTCTTGCTCACCATTTCTTTTTGTAATAATCTTGTTATGCATGTATTTTTTCATAGCTCCATATCAGTCAATAGAAGAGTATATTATACCATATTAGCTATGTTTTGTACATAGCCAATTCAATTTATTTTATTACGGGGGAGAGTACTACGGGTTAAGTTTTTTCTGTTCTATAACCCACTCTTGTAGAGATTTTAATTGCTCTCTTATTTCCCAGCAGGTTCCGTAGTTTTGGACGATTGTTGTTGTGGCTCCAGAGAGTTTAACTTCGCTGGCTCCCGCATCAGAAGCTCGGGTGGGGTCGGGAAGCTCGTTTTTTGCGGCAGCATCGTGGAGCATGACGAAAGAATTAGGCAACTCACACTTAGTATCAGACTCTTTATTAATGTATTTGACAATTTCGTTTCCTTTTTCTTTAACAACTTGTATTCTATCTATATATTTGGTTACGACTTTCGTCGAGACTTTTTCCGACTTAACTTTTAATTCTGCGATTTCTGCATTAGTCTTAGCAACTTTGAGTTGCCATGAAGCCTCGTTTGCAAGACCTCCGCACAAGAATACACTAACTAATAATACCACAAATGATAATAATTGAATAGGTATTGCATACTTACCTATGAACGGTATAACTTTTAAAAATGTTGCTAAAATCAAAGCAACAAAACTGGCAAGTGCCAGTCCATAAAAAATCCAATCGGGTACAAATGATAGTAACCACATATTATTAATGCCTCATGTAAAAATGTTATCTTAAATATACCGCGCTATGAGATAAGTACATAGCTTCATCTACTTGTGGTTGATCTGCACCCAAATAATGTCTAGCAGTAAACGTTGGTAATGTATGATCAAAATATCCAGTATCTACTGTGATATAACCATCTATTGAACCACCAGGCCATGGGGCAGTTGAATAAGTAGCCGTTGTCCAAGGAGTTGTTAATCCAGATCTGACAACTTGTGTTGATATGCCGCCTGTACCTAGCGCTTTAGTAAATCTTAAAAATTCTACTTCTCCACTATTATCTGTAATGAATAAATTACTAGTTTCAGTATCTAGTGAATCTACACAATGCCATATAACAACATATCTTACTTGTGTATGAGCTGGCAAATCTGGCAAAGTTAACGTATAGCTATCAGCAGCACCATTCCATCCGTGTAATCTGATTCCATTAGGAGCTAAAGTAGACACACTACCCATTCCGGTTATAGAACCTGCGCCTCCTGTCCAATATGCAGAATCAGCAACTGAAACATAATTAGAATTACCTGTCCAATATCCACGATTAAATGGAACGATGTTAGATCCAATGGTTTGGATACCTCCGGCTTCAGTTACATTTTCTTGATACCATAATCCATTAAATGATCCATGCCCAGTAAAGGTATTATAAATCGACATTAAGTTAAACCTGCACCTGTTATAACAAATATATTAGAAGCAACACACAACAATGTACATAAACCTCGTTGTGCTAGTGATCTATTACCAGTTAATGATGTACCTGCAACATAACATGTTACCGCTGTAGTTGTAATTGTTTGAGTTGATGATGAATTATTAAATATTGTAATTGAATCGCCGATTGCAAATACACCAGCTGGAACTATAACACCACCAGTCGTAATTGATATATGTTTACCAGCATCAGCTAAAACTAATGTGTAAGCAGCAGTTTTAGAATTTTGTGGTAGATTTCTAAGTT